ACGAAAGCATTATCAGCTTTGCTCAAGGAATGACCTTATGAAAACGCCACTACCACTCCTCTTTTCTTATGATGATACTGAAGATTTTTTGAAATGTTTGAGTGATGGCTTACGTATGAGATATTCTGAGGAAATCAGAAGACTTGTACAATCTAATCTTCCTCCTATTGTTTCGTGGCGTGTTCTTGCTTTGGCAATTGGTGTCAGCCCAAGTTTTATCAACTCTTTAATCAAGAATAAGATTAAATATTATAGAGTATATAAGATATCGAAAGGCAAAGGAAATAAGAAAAGATTAATCGAAGCTCCAATGGTGAGTTTGAAAATAGTTCAAGCTTGGATCTCATATAACTTAAGCCATAAACATGATCTTGGAATAAGTGATAGTGCCTATGCATTTGTTCCGGGAATGAATGGAATATATGAGGCGGCTAAAGAACATTGCCTTTCGAAGTGGGTTTTATCTATAGATTTAAGAGATTTCTTCCATTTAATTACCACACCTAAAATAGTGGAAATGCTGGAAGGTCTTGGGTATAGGAATGATCAAGCTAAAAAAATAGCTCAGTTGACTACACTAAATGATCGCCTCCCTCAAGGGGCACCTAGTAGTCCCGTTCTATCAAATTTAGTATTCAAAAGTACAGATGAAGTTATTAATAATCATTTGAATGGCATGAATGTCAAGTACACCCGTTATGCGGATGATTTGACATTTTCAAGTGAAGATGAAGATTTCAATGTTGATAACCTTAAAGATGAAATTTCCAGTATTTTACATGAGCATGGATGGGTTATAGCTGAAGACAAAGTCCGGATTTCTAGACTACCCAATAGGTTAAAAGTTCATGGTTTTTTAGTGCATAATGACAAGCCTAGGTTAACGAGAGGGTATAGAAATAAAATTAGATTATATAAACATCTACTCCTTAATCATGAGGGTGAGTTGGTCAATTTGGATGAGATTAAAGGGCACGTCAATTATGGTGATTACATTGACAGACTCAATAGATAAAGGGCCTAAGCCCTTTTTTCAATTTAAATTGTAAGGTGTGAATTTAATGATGTCTTGATTAAGCCATTCATTCAGCTCTTCAATTCTTTTCTGCAGTGGTAGCAACTCATTTCGTACAAACACGTTACTAGCCTTCTCCACATCCCCAAACCCACCCGTGTTGTTAGGGATAATTCCCATCATCTGCGGCGGCACCCGGTGCGCGGCCATCATGTCATCGCGGCTCACGTTCTTGATGCTGAGAAATTCATCTTTCGCAGCCACCTCTGACAGCGGGATGATCTGAATGCCGTCCTTCTTGCCGTTTGGCGAATACATAAACAGGTTACGGAAGTTGCCCGGCCCCTTGGCTCCTTTCATCGCGGCGCGAATGTTATTCACGTCCTCCTGACTCTGCGCCGGGTCGGTCATATACATGATGAAGCCCGCGTGGCTGCCGTTCATGTAGTACTTGCGGCGGAACAGCGTGGCCGACTCGTTCAGCAGCGTGGAAGGAATGGCTGACAGGTACTCCGGCAGGCCGTAAACCTCCTGGTTCAGATCCGGTTCCATCAGGTGAAAAATGCTGCCTTTGGTGAATTCATACGGCTGCGATGTCAGGCCATACTGCACAAACCAGTAGGTGTCTAAGTCGGTACCGCGCCGGGTAAATTTTGCCAGTGCCGGCTCCAGCGACAGCACGCCGCCAAGCCGGTTAGTGCGCTTTTCCAGATAGGCATTACCAAACACCAGATAGTCCTGAACAAAGCGGCTGAATGCCTGCTGGCTCAGGAGCGGGTGCGGGATAAACGTGCTGGTCAGGATGTTGCGCTTAACTGAAATCGGCGAGCTGTGGTGAACGGCCGCGCGAAACGTACGCGCCAGCCCGTCAAAGCTCACCGGCGGCTCATACCACTTATCCATCACCACGCATTCGACGTAATCCAGCAGTTCCCGCCGGTCCAGCACCGGCACCGGATCGCCAAAGGTGAACGCCTCCGCGTGCGGCTGTTGCGGTGCGCTGGCCTGAACGGTTCGGGTAATGGCCTGCTGGCCGCTGCGGTTCCTGCGTTTGCTCATTAAAAAATCTCCACGATGTTGCTGGTGTGTGCGGCTTCACCCTGAAGCGGCTCATTGGAAAGGGCGTGCATCGTTGCCCAGGCTAAATCGGCGTGGCTGGCTTCTTCGCTGCGGCTGGCTTCATAGGTCGGACGGTTGCCGCTGGCGGTAGTGGCCCGGCGAATAGCCATGAATGACTGGGCGATGTCGGTGTGGCCCGCGTCGAACTCCAGGCGGCGGTGGCTGATGATGTCGTATGCCTTAAGCACCAGGGCGTTTTTCACGTTCGGGTTATAGACAAACTCTTTTACCGCCGGGAAGAACATCTTCACGTTCTCATAGACGCCATGCCCCACGCCGGTGGAATCAATGCCGATATAGGTCACGTTGTACTGGCGGGTAAGCTCTTTGATGGCATCGGCCTGCGCGCGAAAGTCCATGCCGCGCCACTGGTGACGCTCAAGAATGCGGAACTTGCCGCCCGGAACGGTAGGGGGCGCAATCACCACGCACCCGGCGCTGTCGCCGTGCTGCGTGCCTTTGGCCGGGTCGTATCCGATCCAGACTTCACGCCAGCCGAACGGCCGCAGCGCCAGCGCCTCAAAGTCCTGCCAGACTTCCCAGCTGTCCACCATGCACGCCTGCAGATCGGCAAGCGGAAAGACGGACGCGAGGTCGTCGATAAACTCACACATCAGCAGGTTCTGGTATTCCGGAGGGCTGTACTCCAGGCGAAGCTGGTCGATATCAAACAGGTTACAACCCCCGCGCACCGCATCCTCAACGGTGACAATCTGCCGGAACTGACCGTCGTCGCAGAATTTACCCGGCGACAGGAAGCCGTGCGTCAGGTCGATGTCCACGCGATCAGTTTTGGCGCGGCCACGGTTGAACAGTGCGCCGGACCAGAACGGGTAAGCGCTGTGCGTCAGGCTGGATGGGGTGGAAAAATACGTCTGCCGCCACTTTTTGTGCAGCGCCATACCGGATGCCACCTTGCGCAGCTCCTGGAATCTCGGGATCCAGAAGTATTCATCCAGATAGAGATTTCCGTGATAGCTCTGCGCGGTACGGGCGTTGGTGCCAAGGAAGTACAGGCACGCGCCGTTACTGAGCGTCATCGGGTCGCCCTTCAGATCCACGTCCACCTCGCGGGCAAACTCAATGATGTACTGCTTAAAGACGTGCGCCTGCGCTTTACTGGCCGACAGGAAAATCTGGTTGCGGCCGGTGGTCAGCGCATCAATCAGCGCTTCGCGGGCAAAGTAGAAGGTTGCGCCAATCTGGCGCGACTTCAGGACGTTGCGGATACGGTGTTTGTTGCCCGCTTCCCACCAGTTGTGCTGATAACCGAACATCGAGCCGTGGAAAACCTCCTGCAGCTTTTCAATCTGCTCGTCGCTGAAGACGTTTTTCTCAGGCGGCTTACGCGGGCCGCTGTTGCGGTTGGCCACCTTCGGGTTCAGATCCGACTCATTCCCGCCGTTGCTGAACTTATCGATGCGGGCGTGGCGCTCGGACTGGCGCGCGAGCAGGTCAATCTCCTTGAAATCCTTCCCTTCTTTCTGCTCCTTCATAATCAGCTGGCAATAACGTGCTGCGGTGGTCAGCTGCATCTGATCAAGCGGGCCGTAGTCGCCCCACTTGTCGCGCTTCTTCCAGCTGTGAACGGTTGCGGGTTTCTCTCCCAGCATTTCAGCAATGCGGGCGATGCGGTATCCCTGAAAGTACAGGATAAGAGCCTGTCTGCGGGGATCGAGGTCTGCGGGCGTCAGTGTTGTATTCATTGCCCCAAAATACGGCCCTGACGCCGCCTTTTCTGCCGCATCTGATTGTGTGGTTCCCCCCACAATGCCAGTCCGTTGTTTCAGACCCCCCATCACCGCAAACATAAGGCCTCACAGAGTTATTTCTCAACGGAGCCTGGCTCATGACGGTAAAAGCAAAACGTT